AAAGAATTACCGCCAATTAGTTATGTATACATTCAAACAGATCCAGAAGTTGCATATGAACGCGTTCAAAAGCGTAATCGTAAAGGCGAAACAATGGGACTTGATTACCTAAAAGCATGTCACGCTTATCATGAGAAGTGGCTAAGTAAGTGTTCATTGATTATTGATGGTAATGTAACTAAGGAAAAGACTACAGAAACCGTCATTGATATAGTGAATGATAATATTATCGATTTATTAGTCAACTAATAAATTTAAAATTATTAATTAAATTAAAAAAAAAATAAAATAAAAGATTGCTAAGTAACAAAGTAACGAAGTAACGAATTAACAATGGTAACGTCTTACTTAGTTATTTTATTATTAGTATTGATAATAGTGGGTTTATTAGTCTTCTATTTTAAATTCTTATCTCCCAATGCAAAACTAAACAAACAAATTGAATATATTAGAACTGTTTCACAAAATAGTTCTTTCATTGTTCCGCGGAAGGTGCATCAGATATGGTTTCAAGGTTCCGATGTAATTCCTGCCTTAATTAAACCAGTTATAAAACATAATAAGGACACAAATTCAAACTGGACTTTTTATTTGTACAACAAAGATGATATCGATACTTATATTCGAACACATGAATCATCGCGCGTTTATAATATATATAAACGTATGAATCCAAAGTTATTTTCAGGAATATCAGATCTTTTTCGTTATATTATATTATACCATGAAGGAGGAGTTTATTTAGACATTAAATGTAAAATGGAAACTCCATTAGACAATTGGGTAGATCGTAATAAAATATCTGTTAGTTTAAATACTTTTCCAGGTGTACTGGTTAATAAATACTCAAATGATAAAAAAAGATATCTCATAGAAACTGCTGGACTTATCTTTCCCCCGAAGAGCTCTATAATTCGTCTACTAATAGACGATATTATATCAGAGTTAGAAAAATATTCTAATACTAACTTTTTACAACACTTTTTAGATAATTTTACAATACGTAATTATACTAATTATACAATTTATAACAAATTAGGACCAATCGCAGTAACAAAAGTTTTAATGAACTATATCTGGAATAATTCAGATGTAAATATCTATTATTGTACAACAGCGATTCATCCAAAAAAATACGATGGAATTGTACATAAACAGACATTGTATGGATTATTTGATAATAACATATTATTTGATGGAACGAAAGGTAAGTACTATGAGTATCAAAGTAAAAAAAATACACATTGGTCAAAACAGAAAGGTGTTCCGTTGCTTCTTCCAAAATAATTATTGATTATTAATTATCTTTTGTACTTCTTAAGGAAAAAAAAAAGAGAGTATTCATAAAACAAATAGTCTATTGCACCTATAATTTTAAAATAATGAATAACACAGAAATATGGTTGCAATAATTGTCCTGATTACTATTAAAATGCTTTCAAAAATGTGACTTAATCATCATTCATAAATAAATACCAAAAAAATAAAACTACAAATAGTTGTGTTTTATTTAAAAATTTTTTATTTGAATCTGGAACATTTTATATAAAGGTTTAAATGCAAAAATCTGTCAATACAACTGACATTCTCTGTTCATTAAAAAGTTTTAATTTTTAAAAAATAAAACAATAATTAAAATAATTATTAATTAATAAATAATGTCTCGTAAAAATGCAATGAATTCAACAGGCTCTCTCTCTTCAAAAACAAAACATGTAGATAATTCGTTTAATTATATTACGCCAAATGCACCAAATTTACAGAGTGCGCCATTATTTTATATTCGTAATGGTAACTTAGATCGTGTAAATACAATATATTCTCCATTTATGGATAATTCTTATGCAGTTCTGAAATTTGGATCGATGCCAAAAAAAGGTAATATGTATCCTATACCCACATCTTTATTAAACCCCCGTTCAATTAGTGTTAATCAAAAGGGGAATTATATATACATTGATGATTATCATAAATCACATAAAATATATAATAATAAATTTGGAAGTTATATTAAATCAAATAATCGTAAATTATATTTTTCAAAATGAAACTATATTAATTTTTTAATCGCTTCATGAAATCATTTTCAGAAGTGGAAAGGTTTTCATTCGCCTGAATGTGACTAATAGATCGCTTTATTGTGTAATCAGTATTACAATGATTATGATCAATTTCATTTAGGTCTGGCATAGAACGAACTTCGTGATGGTCATGGTTATTACTGTAAACATTATTGCGTTCAGGTGCATTTGGAGCATTATTATTGTAACGATCTTGAACTGGTGTAAGAAAAATCGAGGAAAGCGAAGACGAAAGCGAAGGCGAAAGCGAAGGCGAAAGCGAAGACGACGAAGGAGGCCGAATGAGGCTTGGGGGTCCACTTCTGTAAATAATTTCGTTTTCAAAATTTACTTCATTATTTAATTCAGCAAAGTCTATTTCGGTATTAAATGCATTTTGCCGTGTTACAAGTGGGGGAGTTAACATCATTTCAGTGCTTTGAGCATTCATTTTATTATTATGGAAGATATAAATTTTAAATCTATTTTATTTTTGTAATTTTATTAATTTACAGGTATCATTGTTTACGCCTAATTCAATTTCTGTATTATATTCAATATTTTCAATAAATGGAGCTAATATTTCAACACAACACTCATCTTGAAAGTGAGTTGTTTTTGTTCCTGGATGCGGATAGTAAATTAATCCATTTATTACAGTAAAATCTTTACGTATAACAATTGGCCAAAAACAAAATGTTTCAGGTTTAGTTGTATTATTCCATTTTAAATGAGGAAAACATATTCGCGGATTCTGCAAAATCCATTTATATCCTGGAAAATGAATATTTATTGTACCATTATAATATCCTTTTAAACTAAGTCCTAGTTTTGCAAAGTGTGGTTTTTGAAGTTTAATACTTCCATCTGGATAAGGTGTATCTTTATTATTACCAGATGCGATTTGATATCCAGGCTTTATAATACCACTGTGCCACTTCCACTCAATATTTTCCCAATCTTTTTTATTCATTTAATAATTAGTAAAATAATTATTTATTTATTTTTTGTTTAATGAATAAAACAATTTATCAAAGCTTGTAGAAAATACATAATACTATCTTGGTCGGTCCTTTCGGCCCTGTCGGTCCTTTCTTGAATATTTCGAGCCATTTGATATCCATTAGAATTATGAACATTGTTGTTATTGTTTTGAAGTAGTATCGGGTCCTGGCGGTCCTGGTGGTCCTGGCGGCCCTGGCGGTCGTGGCGGTTTCTTAACCATATTTCATGCTCTTTACGATCAAGCAAATCTTGATAATACATAAGCGTCATTTTAAACAGTAAAAGAACTAAATGCTTGATTTTATTTTTTTTTGTAAAATAATTAGTAATTTATTTCTTTTAGTGTTTTAAGTCAATGAGTAAAGGTGATTTGTCTAACCGAGAGAGAAAAAAAGAATCTTCTAAGCATAAGGGTAATAAATCTATTTATTCAAGCAAACATATACGGCAGACATTACATAACTCAAAGTTAGGAAGTGAAACGAAAGATCGTACCGATAGTACTCTAAAAACAAACAAAATAAAAAAATTTTAAATGGTAAATGAATATTCGCTTACCTGATGAAATTATTTTATTAATATTCAGACATTTATATGCTACTTATATTCAACGTGTATTTAGAGAGAATCGCTTATTTACACCTCTGATGATTGGAAATCGCGTAGTAATAAAGTCTTACATTTCAAATAAATTAAAATTAGTATATGGAACAATCTATAGTATTCATAACACTTATTGTAGAATACGATTATTTCCTCGTTTGATTCCACGATGGAGACTATGTAATATACACTTTTGGTGTAATAATAATTACAATCATAATGATTTTCCGTACTATAATCCACGTCCTATACGTGTAAAGTTACGTAATATTATCAAACTACATAACTGGAAAATAAAAATGAAATAAATGAAATAAATGAAATAAATAAAATAATTATTAATTAAGTAATGAATTTAATAGATAATTATAACACTGTAAATGATTATAATAGAACATATGATATTTTTTGTATTATGACATCTTTAACAATTTTATGCTTAGCACTTATTAAACTTAAACAGATTGACTTTTGTTATTTATTTATACTATCTGCTATATTTTCTATAACATGGAGAATATATAAAATAAGTAAACAAATAAAATTTACAAAACAAGTAAATTTTAATCCATTGTTTATATGTGATTTTTTTACTGCGACTTTTTTATTAATATGCTTAATGTTTAAAAAAGAATATAGTAAATCATTGTTATGTATTATATTTCTGTTTTTATTTTTAGCGTGGGGAATTAGATTCTATTATCATGATAAAGATAATAAATATGCTTTTACATATGCAAATATGATTCATAGTTTTGCACATATATCAGCTGTTATTTTTTTCATATTTACTTTTTACATATTATCTTTGAGATAGACTATCACATTTTTTTTTCTACTGCAGATAACTTATCACACATCTGTTGCTTAGTAGTTAACTTGGAACGACCCGAAATCTGTAATTCACTTAGTGCTGTTTTTAGCTCTTTGTATGAATAATTCATACAAGAATTATTTACATCAAATGGTAAATTTGGTAAATACTTCTTTTTGCGATGTGGTATATATTCAAAAAGTTGTTTGTTATCACCACTGATTTTGGCACCAATTGTTATATTTAAGATAGATTCCAAAAAGTTTTGGACACCCCCAAATTCTTTCCACTGATAATCAGGCGCTTTTAGACCTGGTGTTGCATTCACCTCCAATAACCATGGTACGGGTATACCATTTTCATTTTCCAAATGAAAATCATACGCTATATACTGATAACAGTTATTTTGCTCATTTAGACAGACTAATTTGTCTTTTGTCGCAAGTATAACTGTCTTGATTATATATCGCAATTTTTCCATTAGAGTATGATACTGATTACCTTGAACGATTTCACTTGTAAGTACTGAAAGATCTTTGTATGCATCGTTTGGATCTACATTTAGTACCTCTTTGTAGTACAAAGAGCCATAATACAAATTTGTCAGATTGCAAAATTCGGTATTTGAAGTGCATGAATTGTATTCCTTAGCTGCG